AAGCCATGCAACCTGTCAAAGAATTCCTAGAGGAAATTGGGCCATCCATTGAGGACACCTTACGAGCAGGGGGTAGAGCCTTTGATGATTACATTCTACAGCCCTTAAAAGACTTACTTGAAGGAATACTTAAGAACATATCATTAGGTGGTATAGGAGCAGGAGGAGGAGGAGCAGGTGGCGGTGCTTTGTTACAATCCGCAGGTACTGGCTCTGATGATCTCTTTAAATTTAAAACACAAGTGGGCGCAGATTTACCAGAGTTTGAGGAAGTGGCATACCGCGACCCTTTTGAATCCACGTTTCAGTCAACAATCGCATAGGAATAATAATGACTTACTTACAGCTTGTTAATAGTGTACTGCGGAGACTACGAGAGGACGAAGTGTCTTCAGTCTCACAGAATAGCTATTCAAAACTTATAGGAGAGTTTGTCAATGATGCAAAACGTACAGTGGAAGATTCCTACGATTGGACAGCTTTACGTACCACATTGACAGTTTCTACAGATACTACTAGTTTTAACTATATCCTAACTGGCTCACAAAATAGAATGAAAGTGTTGGATGTCATTAACGATACCTCTGATTTCTTTATGCAGTACCGTGGTTCTCGTTGGATGGACAATGCTTTCTTAATAGAGACTCCACCTTTAGGCTCACCTCAGTTCTATAGCTTTAATGGTGTAGATGCAAATGGTGATAATGGTGTAGATGTCTACCCTAAGCCTGATGGTGTTTATCAGTTAAGGTTTAACGTAGTGTTGCGTACAGAAGACTTTACAACGGACACAGAAAGACTTGGTGTTCCTTCCTCTCCTGTAATACAACTAGCTACAGCATTGGGAGCAAGAGAGCGAGGGGAAACAGGAGGAACAAGTGCGGCTGAGTTGTTTGCTTTAGCAGACAATACGTTAGCGGATGCTATAGCTATAGATGCATCTCAACATCCTGAAGAAAACATCTGGTATTCTTAAATGGCTCAACAACTACAAAACCTTACTATAGCCGCACCTGCTTTCTTGGGTATAAATACTCAAGATTCTCCTGTCGGTATTGATCCTTCCTACGCTTCCATTGCAGACAACTGTGTAATAGACAAGCTAGGTAGAGTAGGTGCAAGGAAAGGTTGGACTGCTATTAGTTCTAATGGTTCATCCGTTCTAGGCTCAAGTCGTGGCATAGAGACTATATATGAGTATATTGATACTTCAGGTGATAAGGTTGTACTATCCGCAGGTAACAATAAAATATTCTCAGGGACTACAACTTTAACAGACATAACACCTTCTAGTTATTCTCCTTCAGGAAATAATTGGAAGATTGTGTCATTAGCTAATCATGCTTATTTATTCCAAAGAGGACATGAACCTTTAATCTATACTGATGAAAGTGGATCAGGAGTTCTTGAGAAGTTCTCAAGTCACTCACACTCTACAGGAACAGCTCCACAAGGTAATGAAGTTCTGTCTGCATTTGGTAGGCTTTGGGTAGCAGATGTTACAGGGAATAAACATACTGTCTACTGGTCTGATTTATTAACAGGACACGCATGGACAGGAGGTTCTTCAGGGTCAATAGACATTACTACTGTATGGCCTACTGGTTTTGATGAGATAGTTGCACTAGCGGCTCACAATGGCTTTCTAATCATCTTTGGTAAGAAGTCTATACTTGTGTACTCAGGGGCGTCCTCTCCTGCTTCTATGACCCTTACAGACACCATAGAGGGCATTGGTTGTATTGCTCGTGACTCTGTACAGCAGACAGGTACGGACATTATATTCCTATCTGATTCAGGTGTACGTAGCTTTGGTAGGACAATACAAGAAAAGTCTCTACCTATGAGAGACATTAGTAAGAATGTAAGAAGTGATTTACTGGCTTTAATACCTTTACAGACATACGCTATTAAATCTGTATATTCCCCTGAAGATTCTTTTTACTTACTTACTTTTCCAAACAGTAACATAGTTTATTGTTTTGATATGCGAACTACTTTACAGGATGGTTCTAACAGAGCAACTACTTGGTCTGCTTTATATCCTTTGTCTTTTTCCGTACAAGAGACAGGTGAACTTTACATGGGCATAGACTCAGGGATTGTTAAGTATGCTTCTTACTTAGACGGTGTTACTAAATACCAAATGAGGTACTTTAGTAACGCAATGGATTTTGGTAATACATCAAACCTTAAGTTTTTAAAGAAGTTTAACTTAACTATTGTAGGTGGACAGAATACACCTACGACTCTTAACTGGGGTTATGACTATACTTCAAGCTACACTAAGCAAGCTTTTGTTTTTGGTTCGTCCTCCCTTGCTGAATATGGGGTTTCGGAATACAATACAACTGGTGAATATACAGCATCTGTAGTTGTGAATACTCCAAAGGTAAACACAAGTGGTAACGGAGAGGTTGTAACTATTGGCATTGAAGCTGAGATAAATGCTTCTGCTTTTTCTATTCAAAAAATTGACATACACGCTTTACTAGGGAGACTTATCTAATGTCTAATTATACAAAGACAACTAACTTTGCAACTAAGGACTCTCTAAGTTCAGGAGACCCAAATAAAATTGTTAAAGGTACAGAAATAGATTCTGAATTTAATAATATTGCTACAGCTAGTGCAACAAAAGCAAACACAGCTAGCCCTACGTTTACAGGAACTGTTACAGCTACTACTTTAAATGTCACTGGCACGATAACTGCTGATACTATTTCTGGAGGATCATACTAATGTCAATGTTTGCAGGAGACCTAAGTTCTAAATACTTAAGGCAGGGATATGGTATGCCCACATCTTCCTTAAGAAATCAACCAACACAAGCAGGGATGGGAGTATCTTCTGCTATTAGACAGCCTTTGCGTAACACTGGTGGAGGAGGTTTGCCTAACCTTAGAGAAACCTCTGCCTACAAGCAAGGACTGACAAGGAACATTGATCAGAACATGGGTGGTTATGTCAACCCTAGTCTTTACTCTGATCCTAACTTAGGACAACCAAACCCATACCAAACCAATGTAGACTGGATGAACCGAATGGCTCAACAGAATGCACAGGTTGGTTCTGATGGTAGTTCTATTTTCCCTACGTTTAGTTATGACACAAAGACAAATCAATATATGCGAGACTCCTCTGCGTTTGGCCTTACAGGGGATGCGGCTAATACGTACTACAGCCCTGAAGATTTTCAGTCTGAATTTGGTAGAACATTAGGTAAGATGCCATCACCATCACGGACTCCTCAGATAGAGCAGGAACCCTTTAATAATAGTATGCTTACGCTTAACATACCTAGTATAAGTGATGATACTGGCTATCGTATTCCTACTACTGGTGGTGGAGACGATCTGGTCAGTGATATGCGTTATAGAGGAAAAGATGGCAAAGGTGGAGGTGGTGTTTTTGGTTATCCTGATCTTAATTTAGGACAAACAGGACAAGACGTACCACCAACAGGCATAGCTAACGATCCTGTGCTAACTGGTGGTAACACTGGTACTGGAGGTACTAGTCCTTATGCTCCTTTGGACTACTCAGGTATGTCCCCTAGCACTGGTGGCTTAGACACAGGAATGGCCTTAGCAGGATTAGGTGGTTTACTTACTGGAGGTTCTTTACAAGACATCTTAGGAAGTTTTGGGCAGTATTATGGAGGCAGAGAAGGAATAGAGGCGGCTTACGGTACTGGCGAAGCAGGTTTTAATTTAGCTGAACAAATAGGCCAACGTGCGGCTGAAGGTTCTCAGTTCAAACCCTACACGGTCACAAGCAACCTTGCTAAAGTACAGACTGATCCAACAGGCGGTTATAATTTAAACCTTAGCCCACAACAACAAGCATTACAGAATCAAGCATTAGGACAGGCAGGTCAATTCCTTGGTCAAACAGGTTCTTATGATCCTTCCATATCCGCACAACGTGGAGCAATGGGTGGTCTGTTTGGTCAATCACTAGGACAGTACGGACAGCCTACTGGTTTGGAAGGTTTAACTCAAGCAGGTATCTCAGGCGCACAGGGACAATTAGGTAGAGCAGGACAGCCTTTTGACATTAATCAACTACGTGGTCAATTTGCAGGACAAGTTGGTGGTTACTTAGGTCAGCAACCTGATGCAGGTATTGGTGCATTGGGACAACAGGCACTTCGCTTAGGTAGTCAAGGATTAGGACGGTCTGGTCAAGGACAGGAAGGTTTTGGTAGCTTACAGGGTTTACTTACCTCACAGGCAGGAAGTAGGTTACAACAGCCTGTAACTACTGCTCCTACAGATATATCAAGACAAGCCTACGGTTTAGGTAGTCAAGGATTACAAAATATTGCTCCTGATCCTACGTTGTCGGGTTTACAACAGCAAGTAGGTACTAGAGCAAGTGATTTACTTTCTCAAACTGCGTCTACTTTACCTTCTCAAGTAGCTAGTCAAGTATACGGATTAGGTATGCAAGGTTTACAGGACACCTCTGCTCCTACAGACATAGAGGCTTTACGTTCACAGTACGCAGGACTAGCAGGTCAAGCAGGTCAAGGGCTTCTTTCTACACCTGAACAAAGACAGGCTGACATATATGAGTCTATTAGAGCAACACAGACTCCTGAAGAACAACGTCAGCGTTTAGCTTTAGAGGAGCGTATGTTGGCTCAAGGACGTACTGGTGTTTCATCTGCCGCTTATGGAGGTGCTTCCCCAGAACTGTTAGCTATGGAAACTGCTCGTCAGGAAGCAATGGCTCGTGCAGGATTGTCAGCTAGACAACAAGCTATGGCAGAACAACAGCAAGGACTAGCGACTGCTCAGTCTTTAACAGGACTTACTACAGGACTAGCAGGTACTTCCTCTGACTTACAATCTGCGGCACAATCACGAGCATCTCAGTTGACGCAGTTAGGTTTAAGTGCTGACCAAATACAATCTCAGCTAGAGAGTGAAGGTTTAAGTAGAGGATTACAGGCTACACAAACCACTGGTCAAACAGCAGGTATGCTTTCTGATCTACAGTCCTCTGCACAGGCAAGAGCAACACAGCTAACTCAGTTAGGTTTAAGTGCTGATCAGGTACAGTCTCAGTTAGAAAGTGAAGGATTGTCCAGAGGCTTACAAACAACGCAAGCGGCAGGACAAATGGCAGGAATTAGGTCTGATCTTGACTCAGCCTCACAAGCAAGGGCAACACAGTTGTCTCAGCTAGGTCTAAGCGCAGAGCAGATTGAATCACAGTTACGTAGTGAAGGACTGTCTCGTGCTACTACCGCAGGTACAACAGCAGGACAGCTTGCAGGTATAGCGTCTGACCTTGAGACAGCAGGTATTGGGAGAGGTACTGCTTTAGCTAACTTAGGTCTTACAGGGACACAAGCAAGCAACACAATGCGAAGACAGCAACTAGAAGACATAATGAACTTACAGCGTTCAGATATGTCCAGTGCACAGATACAGCAAGCATTACAGCAAGGAAGATTAGGTTTAGGTACAGGAATGCTACAGGCAGGATATACACCACAAAATCAAGCCCTTGAAATGCTAAGACAAAGCCAAGTCCCTGCACAGTTTGCAAGCGCAGGAAGACTACAAGGTGCTGAACTACAGGCACAACTTGGTTTAGGAGGGATTGAGTCCTTAATGCAGGGAAGTCAGTTAGCTAACGAACTAAGACAACAGCAGTTAAATGCGGCACTTCAAAGCACACTAGGAGCACAAAATCCAACAACTGGAAGCTTTGGTGGTGGTTTATTAGAAAGACTTTTAGGAGGCAGTGGTGGAGAATATGATTGGCTTCCTGATTGGATAGGTAATCCTGTTTATTCTGATTTAGAGGATGAAATGGACGAGTATGATGATTATTATGATTATGACGGAGGAGAGTAGAGATGGCTAACCCAACAGATTTACAAGGTATGCTGACTTCTCAGCTATTACAACCACAAGCACAAGCGGCTATTCCGTCCACCTATGAACAGCGTATGTTGCAACAAGGACAAAAGTTTGCAACAGGTTTACGCAGAGGCATAGGTGCAATGACAGGCTCAGACACTAGGTCTACTGCTGAGAAAGCACAGGCTATGATGGCAAACTTGGACATAAACGACCCAAACGACCAACCTAAGATACTTCAGCTTGTCAATTCAATTAATCCTGCTCAAACACCTAAGTTAGTGGCGGCCTTTGCTCAACAGAAGAGACAAAGGGATGCATCAGGAGCAAAAACACAGGTTTCCCTTAAAAACAGAAAGTCTGTAGCAGATCAAATTAAAGAAAAATATCCTAATTTAGCTGAAGCTGTTATGAATGAAGAAGGAACTGGAAGAACTGACGCTCTTAAAGAAGCATTGAGTCTTATTAAAGAACTTGGTAAAGAAGCTGAAGATCAACGAACTGACGACATGAAAGAGTATCAGTATGCCGTATCTCAAGGTTCAGACTTAACATTTTTAGAGTATATGAATAAAAACAAAAGAAGTAATATAGACTTAATAGATGTTGATACAGGAATAACTAACAAAGTATTAATAAACAAAGATGGAGAAATTCTAAAAACAATAGGTGTTTCTAAACTACCTGAATTAAAAAGAGTTGATCTTCCTAATGGAAAGTATTCTTGGGAAAATATAGTTACAGGAAAAAGAGGTATTGCTCACGATACTCCAGAATCGGCAGAACAAGAAAGAAAAAGAGTTAGTAAACTGTATTCTAATTTATCCCAAATAGACAGCACATTGGGAACAATTATGGAAGCAAAAACATTAGTTACAGAAAAAGGTGCGGCAGGACTTACGTATAATTACGCTAGTTTACCAATAGGTACTAGTGAGCGAGAGTTACAAGGTAAAGTATCTACACTTCAAAGTACGCTTGCTTTTGACAGGCTACAAAAGATGCGTGATGATAGTAAGACAGGAGGCGCGTTAGGTCAAGTAAGTAATATTGAATTACAGCTTTTAAAGGAGAACCTTACTGCTTTAGACCCAATATTAGGGGACGAGGCATTCATAGCACAATTAAATAAAGTGGAAAAACACTATAATAACTTTAGGAAGTCTTTGTTGGGAGAAACTCCTGAAATTAATTGGTCTGATCCAATATATAAAGGAAAAACAACTGTTGTTGATGGTGTGAGGTATATGGTAGACCCTATAGACCCTAACAAAGTATATAATATAGGCACAGAATAATGGATACATACACAGCCGTAACCGACCCTGATATTTTAGCTAAGGTTAAAAGCAATATTTCTGCGTCTACAAAAGACATATCAAAAGCCTCTGAAGTTACAGACCCTGCATTATTTTTAAAAATACAGGAACAGCTAAAAAAAGATTTAGAAACTGAAGAAGAAGAAAGGTTAGCATCTTCTGACGTTGAATCTTTAAATTCTTTTGAACAGTTTGGAGAAAACATAACAGAGCGTCTAGGTAGTCGCGGTAAGACTTTAAGTGAAATATCTAAAAAGTCTGGAGGTTTTTCACTGAACCCTGAAGGAAAAATGGTTTATAACGCCCCTGAACAACTTGGCTTAGTAACAGATATACAAACGGCAGGTCAGTTAGCAGGCGGAGTATGGGACGCTTTAGGCGAAACACTTGTGTTAGGAGCAAAAGGTATTTCTTTTGTAGCCCCTGATTTTATTAAAGAGCCTGTCAAACAAGGATGGAAGTCTGGCGTAGATTTTATAACTAATAGTCCTAAAAGTATAGAAGCGTTGGGCGCAGTTAAGAAAGGATCAGAAGCTTATGAAGAATGGAAAAGAGAAAACCCAGAAACTGCACTAACTTTAGAAAGTGTAGTTAATGTTGGGTTGTTTTTTATCCCTACTCCAAAAGGAGTAAAAGTTAAAGGAAACCCTGAGTTTGTTGGCGCGGTTAAACCTCCTGTTCTTGAAAGAGGTGGACAGGTATTAATAGATGCTTCAGGAAAACAAGTAACAGATAGAAGCACTAAAAAGGCTTTAGAACTTATAGTTCCTAAAAGCGGTGTACCTGAACAAACTAGAGAAGCTTCTAAATTGGGCTTTAATTATAATGTAGTAACACCTACAGCACAAGAACAAAAAATAGTAGAAACAGTAGCAAGTCTAAATATTCCAAAAACCGCTTCTAATCAAAAAAGTTTAAACCTGATTGATGATGCTATTGAAGCGGAAGCCAAGATTTTAGAAAAACAAGTTGGTGCTTCTAAAGAGTCTATTCCTTTTGTTGAAGCTTCTAAACTATTAGACGAAGTAGCCTCAACTACTAAAGCTACTGATGCTTTTGTTTCTACCAATCAACTTGGTACAATGGTGGATGATATTGTAGTTAAGGCTAAAGAACTATTGAAAGCTAATCCTCAAACTCCTTTAGGAGTTCTTAGGACTAGAAAACAATTAGATGCTTATGTTAGGTCATATAAAGCAAATAAGAGTGCTTTTCCAAACCAAGATAACGTGGAAACAGCTTTATCTATTGCTTTGAGAGATGTAAGAATAGCTTTAAACAACAGGGTTGCTCAAGCAGTTCCTGAAGCTAAAGTGTTAGAAAGACTTACAAAACAAAGTAATTTATATAAAGCAAGACCTATTGTAATAGATAAAACAAAAGCAGATGCTTCTAACTCTTTAGGACGTTTATGGCAGTCAACAACAGGTTTAACAGGTATTAAAATGCCTACCACCCCCTTAGCTATAGGTGTAACAGGGGCGGCCATAGCAGGTTGGCTTCCTGCTATTATAGGAGGTGTTGGTTTAGGAGTTGCAGGAAGGGCTGTCTACAGTGGAGCAGTTTCTCCACAACTTAAAAAGTTTTTAGGTCAGTCTTTAATAGCTTCTTCTCAGGCTTTAAAAGTAGCTAAAAACCCACAGACAATAAAACAATTAAGGGCTGACAGAGCCGTAATACTAGAGTTGTTAAAAAATTCAAAAGACGAAGAGTAATAAAAAGCCCTCTAGGGAAACCTAAAGGGCTTTAGTTTTATAACAAGTTATAACTCTACACTATCTCACACGCTCCTCCAGTACACGCTAACTCTTGAGAACCTGTAGTGTTGTCTTCCTTCTCAAACTGCTCAAGGTCGTTCCAATCTACATTCATAGGCATCTGCTGTATTAACTCCTGATACTTTTCCTTACTGATGTCTTCATAAGGGGCTTGCTGATACACATGATCACTAACTGGCAACAAACTAATCCCACTGCACAAGTCAAAGTTATTCCAAATCCACTGAGCAACTTCCAAGAACTCATCGTCT